GGTAGGTTTACCTCCCCTCTTTCCTGGCGCCATGGCGCACAAGAATGATGAAGAAAATGTAAGTGACAGATTGTTGCAATGCTTTGATGTGCTGTGGGAGATTTGCGTGCTGTTCGGCATGTCTCTCACGAATAACAAAGGCTCAATCGCCAAGACAACGTGCCTTGTCTGGACGAAAGAGATCGCTCTTCTGAACGTCACCTGGGTGAAGTTTATGAAGTACAAGCTCGCCGCGTACGTAGCGGCTGGCCTGGGGCAGGACGTCCTGCCCAAGCGACTAGATGGACTGGAGCACGAGGTGGCGATCTCGTTGGGGTACGACAACCCCAAGCACCTATTGACAGGTGCTGCTGGACGATGGATGAGGACGTACCTGCTGCAGAGGGCAGGCGACCTGGTGGCTCGCGGGGAGCTACTCTGGACGATCCTACAGAGCAAGTACGGCATGCCGGGCGTTGAGCCCTACATGATGCGTGAGTCGGCGGTGGACACTGCGATGGCCTTGGCCACGCGGAAGAAACCCCTGGTCGAACGTGCCAAGACGATTCTCTCATGGGGTGACCTGCCGATGGACGACAACATCAGCATCACGCTATGTGCCGAAACGCTCGAGTACGAGCTGAGGAGAACAGTGCGCGAGATCTTCGCGACACATACCTTTCAGGATGACGATCGGTATAAGATGTTCTTCCCCAGCACAAGTGCAAACTACAACCGCTCTCGGTCAGGAGCGGGTGCAGTGGGTGAGATTCTCAGTCGGCCGGAGCTGTTGGAAGGGCTCCGTGTGCCGGGTGGGCAACTCAGTTACGAGTCGCACTCGGCGTACGAGCTCGACGAGAAAATGAAGGATGTGTTTGACTGGGACAGCGAAGTCCGCCGCTATCAAGGGCAGACCAAGTTGCCTGGTCAGGACGTGACGGGGGGTCTGATCATTCTGTTGAATGACCAGCCCCTGGCCGGACACGCCAAGGACGAGAACGTATTCATCTATGACAGCAGTCGCTGCAAAGATGCATTTAAAACGCTCTATACCCGCTGCACCGCTGCTGCGATGCGCGAGAGTCCTTACACAGCTATTGTAAGCCTGGCTGAGCCACTCAAGGTGCGCGACATCACCAAG